AGAGAGCCGTCTAGCAACAGCGCGTACTAACAGTACAGACTGAGCGGCAGCAAACAGTACTGGGGTCTAAATGACCCCAGACTGTTTAATGGCTTGTGGAAACAGTAGAGTATCTCTATCTAAATATTTTCTGTACAACAGTATGCCCCTGCTACTACCCTGCTAATACTGGCTCTGACCTGCGGTTATACTATTGTGATGTAAATCACAGGCTGCAAACCGTTCGGAATGGGCTGTTGAACGGATTAATATATAGTAGAGGTAATTTATTACCGATACTATAGCAAGGGCTTCTGGCCCTTGCGTACAGACTGTATCTACTGTCTGTTACAAACTGACTGAACAGGCTGTTTGTAGATGGGTAAATACTGCCTTGGGACAGGATAATAAATGACTTTCAGTAAGAGCAATAACCCCCGTACTCAAAAGACCGTAGAGGCAAAGGCCAAACTTTTGGCGCTAGTTGCCGAGGGCATGGGTGCGCCTAGGGCTATGCAGCAACTGGGGTACAAGGAAGACACCCTAAGAATCTGGCTCATGCGGGATAAAAAATTTGCCCGTGATTTGGAAGATGCCAAGGCTGATGCTAAGAATAAGTCCACCATCTCCCTTGGAGTGGCGAAGGACGAGATTTCTTTTTCCCAGTTCTCAGAGGTATTTTTGGGGCAAAAGGTCTTTGACCACCATCAAGACTGGATTGACCTCCTTGAGGGGGAAGAACCCTCTTGGCTCCACGATTCTATGATTTATGAGCCTGGCGACCAGAATCGCCTATTGGTTAATGTACCACCTGAGCATGCTAAATCTACCGTGGTGACTGTTAACTACTCAACTTACCGTATCGCCCTCAATCCGAATGTGCGTATCATTGTGGTCAGTAAGACCCTTAACAAGGCGCGAGAGTTCGTGTATGCAATTAAGCAAAGACTATCCCACCCACGATGGCTGAAGTTACAAACAGCCTATGGACCAGAGGGTGGTTGGAAACAAGATGCTGATACCTGGAAGGTAGACACAGTTTACCTTGGGGGCGATGCGAGAGATTCATCCGAAAAGGACCCAACTATCCAAGCACTTGGTATGGGTGGTCAGATTTACGGTGCACGTGCTGACCTGATTATCTTGGATGACTGCATTACCACCGCTAACGCCCATGAGTGGGATAAGCAGATTAACTGGTTACAAAAAGAAGTTATTACCCGTTTGGGTAAAAATGGCAAGTTGCTAATTGTAGGGACACGAATTGCGGCGAATGATTTTTACAAGGAACTCCGTAACCCGAAGCATTGGTCTAACGGTAAGTGCCCTTTTACTTACATGGCAATGCCTGCGGTATTGGAGTTTAGGAAGAAGCCAGAAGACTGGGTAACTCTTTGGCCTAAGTCTGACCATCCATGGGATGGAGACGAGGACGAACTACCCGATGAGCAAGGGCTATTTCCCAAGTGGGACGGACCATCTTTGTTCAAGCGCCGTGGTGAAGTAACACCTAGTACTTGGGCTTTGGTTTATCAGCAGGAGGATGTCGAAGAAGATTCCATCTTCCCACCCGCCCTGGTTCAGGCTTGTGTCAAAGGTACACGTAGACGAGGTCCGTTAAAACCAGGCGCGGTGGGACATCCGACCAGTGTCGAAGGTTATACAGTTGTTGGATTTGACCCTGCTATGGGCAGAGGCCATGCTGCATTTGTAGCAATGACCTATAACCGAGCAGACGGAAAGATGTATGTGCTGGACTGTGAAAACATGTCCGACCCAACACCACAAAAGATTCGTGCGATGATTGAAGAATTTGTTATCAAGTACAACCCTAATGAGTTGCGTGTTGAGATTAACGCACACCAGAAAGCCTATGAACTTGATACTGATTTGCGTCAATGGCTATCGCAATACGGCTGTAGTTTGAAACCGCACTTCACACAGAAAAACAAATGGGATACCTCTCATGGTGTTGCATCTATGTCAACGATGCTAGGCACTATGCACGATGGAGTATTCCAAAAGAACAACACAATTGAATTTCCTTCCTCTGAGGGTTCAGAAGGAGTAAAGGCATTAATTCAACAACTGATTACGTGGAAGCCTGATACCAAAGGTAAGACTGACTGCGTAATGGCCATGTGGTTTGCGTTCCTACGCTGCCGTGAGTTGATGCAACAAAGCACAGTTATCTCACGATACGCAGAGAATCGTTGGGCTACCCGTGCACAACTATCAAAACGCGGAACAGTAAACCTAGACCTTGCACTGCAAGAACAGTGGCAAGAACAATTCGGATAAGGAAAATATACTATGGCACAAATGAAAAAGTCTGGACCTGCCAAGCCAGCGTATAAGGCAGGAAAGCCAGCATCAAAGAAGGTAACACCTGGCAGTGTTGGTAAGGCAGTTGGTAAAGCCGTTGTTTCTCCTGTTATTGCAGCAGCAAATGTAGCAAGGGTTGGAACAAAAATAGCAACACTACCTGCACGTACTGCTGCAAAAATTGTATCAAAGCCAAAGCGTACTGTTAAGCGTACAAGCGGCACTGGAAGAATGGGAATGAAATAATGCCAGCACCATTAGTAGGAATTGCACTTAGAGCAGCAGCAGGTCTTGCTGCAAAAAAAGGTGCAAAGAGAGCAGCAACAAAAGCAGCAAAGAAAGCAGCACCATCAAAGGCGGCAAAAGCAGCAGCCAAAAACCTTAGCAAGCCTGTTCCAAAAAGCAAGAAGCCATTGGCAAAAGTTACTGGCGTAAAGGCAAAGGGATTTAAGAAGCCTCTACCAGAGACAACCAAGTGGACTGGTACAGCAGCAAGACGTAATTCAGAGACTGCAAATAACACAATGAATACAATGCGACCACTTACCAGCCTAGAAAAAGCAGGTTTTGCAAAGCCTGGTACTAGAATTGGTGGCGTAAGAGTTACTAAGGCTAATGCAGAAACAGCCGCTAACTTAAACAAAATTCGCACACGTGCAGGTATGGAACGTGAACTTGCCGCTGCTAAGCGAGCAGAAGAAATTCGCAAGGCAAAGGCTACACAACGACTTCTTGACATTAAAAACAACAAAAAGTTTAAGTAAGGAAGTAACATGCCAGCACCATTAATCGGATTAGCAGTAGGAGCAGCAGCACGTGCTGTGGCAAAAAAGGCTGTATCTAATGCAGTTAAAAAAACAGCCGTTAATAAAATGGCAAGCAAAGCAATTAAGGCTCCCAAAGGTGGACCTAAAGATATTTCAACTGGCAAAATGAAAGCAACAATAAAGGCTAATAAATATAAATCTGAAGGCACTGGTGCTGTTAACTTAAGTACTAAAAGTGGTAATATACGTGAATACATGAGTGGTGCTAAAGTAAAAGGTAAGGCACGTAATATTCGTAATACCGCGCAACGTGCAGAACTTCAGGCTAAAGGATATTCAAAACGTGGTTCTGTTACAAAGTATCCAACTAAAAAAACAACTACTGCAAAAGTACCTGTAAAAAAGAAATAAGGAGTAGAGATGCCAGCACCACTAGCAGCAGGAGTAGTAGCGGCAATAGCCCGTGCTGCCATCTCTAATGCAGCAAAGAAACGCCTTATGCAGGCTGCTGCAAAGAAGGTTACACAAAAAGATATTAAGTCTCTTATCCGCACCGAGATGCAAACTGGAGCACCTAAACTAGGTCGCGCTAGTCGTAGACCAGATGTGGCTAATCCACCTAAGCGTGTAGTAGAACGCAGAGGTAGCACTGGTTCTGTTCGTCCACCAAAGGTAGACCCTGCTAAAGAGATTTATAATCTTTATAGAAAAAAGCCTGACACTAGAACTGTAACTCGCTCAATGCAAAAAGAACGTGTTACACCAGCAGATGTTATTGCAAGACGTGGTGCTGAAAAAGCAGAACGTACTGCAAGTGCAAGACCTACACCACGTAAAAAGACTGAATCTGTTACTCCACCAGTACGACCAGGAGCAGCAAAAGCATCACTAAAACGTGAAGCCCGTGCTATGCGCGATAAAAGAAAGCGTGAGATTGCAGCACAAAAGCGTTTGATTGCTAAGTCTCAAAAGGCTAAAGAAGCAATTATTAGAAGGCAAGCAATTAGAGATGCGGCGGAAGACCCAAGAAATACTCTTGTTCCGCGTCAACCAAACATTGAGTCACGCACACCAAGAATTAATCCTGAGCGTCCGCCAAAAAGTGAGACCGCTGCATTTGGTGAATTAACTAAAGCAGAGCGTCAAGCCTACAGAGAAGTTGAAAGTCGCATTACTGAAGGCTTAAAAAAGATTAGAGATTTAGAGCGTGGTAAAACTCCACGTAAAAACCTACGTAAGAGTTCTCCTACACGAGGAAAGAAAACTAAGTAATGCTAACTGATAAGCAAATTTTTGCACGTGTTGCGTCTTTAAAGGACCGCAGCCGTGAGCGCGATAGTCGCCATCAAGATGTACTACTAGTTCGTCAAGGTTTAATTTCTAATGTATACCCTGAGTTTTTTCCAGAAGGTGTAGAGGCTAACGTAGTTGCTAACTTTGTTGACATTGTAGCCCGTGACCTATCTGAAGTTATGGCTCCACTACCAGCAGTTAACTGCTCAGTAGTTAGCCAAACTAAAGACCGTGCTCGTAAAGCAGCAGACAATCGCACCCGCATTGCTGCTAACTATCTTTACAACTCTGAGTTGCAAGTACAGATGTACACAGGTGCTGACTGGTACATTACATTTGGGTTTGTTCCGTTCATTATTGAACTGGACACTGAAGCAAAGTTGCCGCGTATTCGCGTAGAAAGTCCTGTCGGGGCGTATCCTGAGTTTGACCGCTACGGACGCTGCGTTGCTTTTGCTAAGCGTTATGCTATGCCACTGGCTGAATTAATTTCTCAGTTTCCAGAGCATACTGACGTTTTACTTGGTCGTGACGGATATGACCAAGACATGAATAATAGAGTTGAGATTGTTCGTTACTACGACCAGTATCAATCTATTATTTTTGTTCCAGACCGTCAGAACCTAGTTATCTCCCGTGCTAAGAATCCTATTGGCAAGATGATGGTTGTAGTTGCAAAGCGACCAACCGTTGATGGTGAGATGCGTGGACAGTTTGATGATGTACTCGGCATTCAGTTGCTTCGCAATAGATTCGCATTACTTGCGATGGAAGCAACAGAGAAGGCTGTGCAAGCACCACTGATTGTCCCTGACGATGTGAACGAGTTTCAATTTGGTGGAGACGGAGTTATCCGTACTAAGAACCCAGCAGGTGTTCGCCGAGTTGAACTACCAGTATCTGGCTCGTTGTTTAATGAGCAAGCAGTTCTACAGAACGAACTGCGTACTGGAACACGCTACCCTGAATCACGTACTGGTAATGTTGATGCTTCAATTATTACTGGTCAAGGCGTGCAAGCCCTTATGGGTGGATTTGACACACAGGTTAAATCAGCGCAGGCTATCTTTGCATCTACATTAAAGACTGTAATCTCACTTTGTTTTGAAGTAGATGAAAAAATCTTTAATGAGCAGAAGGCAATTCGTGGCGTTGATTCTGGTAGCCCTTATGCAATTGAGTATCTACCATCAAAGGACATTAAGGGAGATTACTCCGCAGATGTTCGTTATGGAATGTTGGCTGGTCTTAATCCAGCGCAGGGACTTATTTTTATGTTGCAAGCCCTTGGCGGTAAATTAATCTCTAAGGACCTAGCACAACGTGAATTACCATTTGGAGTTAACGTAACTCAGGAGCAGGAAAAGATTGAAATAGAAGAAATGCGTAATGCGCTTATTTCATCTTTGAATGCTTCAGCACAGGCTATTCCACAACTTATTGCTAATGGCGGAGACCCAACTACAATCGTTAAGAAAATTGCAGAAGTTATCCGTATGCGCCAGAAGGGCACTCAGATTGAGGACGCAATCAATGAAGTGTTCGCTCCAGAATTACCACCTGCTGGGGAAGCACCTATGGTTGAGCAACCGTCCCCTGCTCCCGCCGCTCCTCCAGCAGGTGGCGCTCAACCTCCACAAGGATTACAAAGTTTACTTTCCAGCCTAACGATGGGTGGAACAGCAAACGCTTCGGCACGAACCGTAACTCAAAGATAAATAGGTAGGGGACAATGACAACACTTGCTGCTTATCAAGGAGATGGCTGGTCTGTAATCGGTTGTGATTCTAGAGCATCTGATGATAATGGTCGTCCTATGACGATTGCTACTCATAAGATTATCGAAAACAACGGATATCTAATTGCAGGTTCTGGTGCTAGTCGTGGTTCTAATATTCTTCACTTTGGATGGAAACCACCTAAGCCAACTAAGTTGGAAAACTTAGATTTGTTTATGACACAAAAGTTTATACCTGCTATGCGTAAAGTATTTATTGATGCAGGTTATGACATGAAAGAAGATGGCGATGCAGCAGCGCAGGATTCAGATTTTATTATCAGCATACATGGAGTTATTTATCCTGTCTTTGAAGATTATTCTTGGGACCGTGATATCCGTGGTATTTATTATGGTGGGAGCGGTGGCGATGTTGCTTTGGGAGTTATGGAGGCTTTACATATTGATAAAGCGAAAACTCCAGAACAAGCGGAAAAAATAATTCGCAGAGCCATTGAAGTAGCGTGCATGTGGGATATTCACACAAGTGCACCAATTATTACAAAGATTCAGTACGCAAAATGAGTGAGAGATTCAGGGAGAAAATAGAGCAAGCACTAAAAGTTCTAATAGAGGAAGACCCTGATGGGGCTAACTTTATCTGCGCTAACTGGTTAATAATTACAGAATGGGCAGACTATGATGGAACTCGTTACTTGCATACGGAAGTGTCAGAAGCAATGACACCCTGGAATGCCGAAGGCATGATGCGTCTGGCTAAGGAATATAATAAAGATTCCTTTGGCCAACCAGCAGAAGTTGAAGATGAATTGGAAGACGAAGGAGATGAATAATGGCAGTACAAGGTGGATACCGTGCACCGTCTAACCCAGCACCAGTTTCAGGCCCTGGCGCTCTTTCTCAGCGCACTGACGGGGGACCAACACAAGGCGCTAAGTACATCCCAGGACTCCCATACGGACAAGGACAAGAAACCTACTCAAACCAAGTAGCAGCACCAATGGCTGGCAACAGCATGGGTGCTAGTGCTATGGGCAACATTCCTATTGAGGCTGAAATGCCAACAGAACTTATGGCCCCTACACGGCGCACAATGGAACCGATTACCTCTGGTATTGATATTGGTGATGGTCCAGGAAGTTCATCACTTAAACTTCCAAACCAACAACCAAACATTCTTACAATTATGCAGCGTCTTGCCGAAAGTGACCCATCTGGAGATTCAGAACTTATCTATAATACTCTACTGCAACGAGGTATTTAGTGGCACAAACACTTAAGAACCTTAGTCCTGCTGTAGCAGAAATGAGTCCTAATCTATACAAGACTGCCGTTTCTATTGGCATGACTGAAATAGATGCAAGACTTATTGACCAGCAGGCTCGTAGTTGGAAACTTGGCCAAGAACTTTTAACCAAGTCAAAGGAAAAGGCTCGTAAAGAATTCCTTGGCCTTGACCCAGATGTTCAAAAAAACATTTATGGTTTATTTTCTAATGAAGAAGTTTTCCAACCAGAAAGAAGTTTATTTAGAAAAGTTGGTCAAGGTGCTCTTGAGTTAGCGGGTAAGACAGTATTTAGCCCACTTGTTTCAGGTTTTAAACTTATGGAAATGTATAGCAAAACTATTAACACTCCATATCAGGCAAGAGCACAAAAACAACAGGGTGCTGACTATTCAAAGCAACTTTTAACTGATGCCTATAACGGTACAAACTCATGGCGCTGGGACGAAGTTGCCAAGTATGAGGAAAAGTACGGAAAGGCTTTAGTAACTTTAGCCCGTGGTACTGCTGAGAAAAAATCTATTGGCAAGTCAATTGGTCTATATGGTAATTTTGACGAGGCTATTGCTGAAGCAATTCAGTATGCTGGCGACAATCCAGAAAAGTTTCAAAATCTTGTAGATGAATTATCTCAGGATGCACAGGTTTCTCCAGGTCGCGATGCAACTCCACAAGTTTCAAAGATTATGCAGATTCAAGATAACTCCATTGCTTACAAAATGTGGAAGTTTATTGGTATTGACCTTAAAACTGAAAAGGGTGCACGTCAATTTGAAAAATTAGCGTCTGGTCCAATTGATGGTATATATCAATTAGCAATTGACCCACTAACTTACACTGGTGTTGGCACTGCTGGTAAGGCTGCCATTAAGGGCGTTGGCGGATACAACATTAGTTTTGGTGAAGCCTATAAGCGTTTTGGTGGTTTTCAAACCAAAGGTCAAAAACTTGCTGCAAAGTATCAGTTTATTGCAGAACGCGGTGGCGTTGAAGAAGGAATGGCTTGGGTCTTTAGCGAGCCAAGCGTGGCTAAGTTATGGAATGACGAACTTGGTCCACGTATTAAAGCCTTTGCTGAAGCAGAAGGTTCTTACGAAAAAGGTAAGATTCTTGAGTCAATGAAGTTTGACTTTCCAGAATGGTACAACGTAGATACTGTTCGTACTCTTGCAAAGAACAGAACATTCGATGCTGAATCTGCACGTGTATTTTTTACTCACATAGATGATACAAACATGATGCTTAATGGCACAGTAGACGGAATATCTTTCCAGCGCAATGCTATTCCATTTGCACGTAAAACAAGACTGTTAACATCTGCAGTGCATAAAACGGCATACGAAGTATTTAACCCAACAGCAAGAAGCAAGACTGGGGAACTGCTGGCAAAGGCTGAAAAAGAAAGTCTTGATTTAATTGAAACATTAAGCCGTGTTGCCGATGAAGATAATGTTCTGGTTAATACTCGAATTGTTGATGAACTTAAACTAGAAGAAGATATTGGTAAGGCGCGTCAGATTTTATTTAAACTTGGCGAGGCTGCTAAGCGCTCACCAGGAATGATTGTCTGGGGAGAAGACTCTGCAAAAACCGCAGATGCTATCCGCAGTACAGCAGCAGCAGTATTGCCAAATGATATGGCAAATGCTGTAACCGTATGGCTTATTGACCAACCAGAAAATATTCAATTAACTGTAGTTCGCAATATGCAGTATGCTTTTATGAAGCGTTTGGGCATTTCAGATGATGATGCTTTAAATATTTTAGAAAGAACATACAACGATACATCTGGTTTACATGCTGCACCAAATACTCCATTCCCAGAAGAATGGGCAGATTTACTACATCCATCAATTTACGAGACACAAAATAATATTCCGTATCTTGTAAGCCGTGGAGTCGTACAGCCATCTCAATTAAAAAAGGGTATTGCTCCTTTGCCATACGATGAACTCTATCGTTTGTCTTCTTATGAAAAGGTTCGTAAACTTGCTAAGGGACTAGAGGGTAGTAAGGCAACTTATCCAGCCCGTGCTGCTGCAAATCTATTTGGTGGCGTAACACGAAGCAAAATGGCTAGCCGTTACAGCGATTGGTGGGCTGCTGGAACTCTTGCACCACGTCTTGGTATTCGTACCAATGTTGACGAAGGTTTAATGTATTCACTTGTTAATGAGGCTGAGTCTGTTTTTGCTCTTGGTGCTAGCAAGTTTGACCAAGACCTGGCTGCAATAACTGCAGTTACTGGAAGTCGTGCTGGTATTGGTCCAGTAAAAGGTGGTTTTTTCTGGCTTGCTAGAAAGTTTGGTATTACTCGCCCTAATGGTAGACCACTTGACCCACGCGATGCTATCCCAGCCGCAGAACGTGAAGAAATTAAACTTAAAATTAAACGTGCTTTAGAAGATAAACTTGACATTGAAGTTCCACTTGCTGAAATTTCTAATATGGAAATTCGCGAAGCGCTCATTTCAGTAGCAGAGGATATTTATCCAAGTGTTGTTGGAACAGAATCTTGGAACAATCTTAAAAAAGTTATGCGTCACCAACCAAACTTTGGTGGTGCTGTAGTTAACTCTATGTCTGCAAAGTCTATTCTTGGTGGAAAGATTACTCCAGATTACTTTGAAGCAACCTTTGGCCTAGATGCTTTTAGTTTGTTCTTAAAAGAACATGGTGCAGAACTAGGAACAAAGTGGACACCACGTGAAGTTCAAAAGTTATCTGAAGTTGAAGTTGGCGCAATCATGTGGCGTAACTTTAACCTTCGTTTTGGGTTTAATGAATACAAAATTGTAGAGGGACGATACTTTAGTCCTGTATCTGCATTTTTTAGACACAATGCATTAAGAACAAGAAACGACTTTGAGATGGCCCGTAAGGACATCCTAAAGCAAATGGAAGTTTACTTTGATGATGCAACTGGAACTTGGGTTACAGATAAAGCAGATTTAACAGATGCTGCACTACGTCCATTCTCTCAGGTTGTTGGCCTTCGCCAAAAGGGTTATGGCGATGCAGAAATTGCACGTATGTTAGTTGACGATATGTTGGCAGATATGCGCTTTGCCTTTCATGGAAGTGCCAACTTAAGTTCTTACAATAAAAAACTTTTTGATTTAATTGCTAGAAAAGAAAAAGAAGTTATTAAGGTAGAAGATGCCCTTGACCGTGGCTATCAAGGCACATGGTCTAAGGCTGTAGCAAGCCTAACTCACAAAGAGTTTGATGAGGCTACAGTTGGATACCGTCCAATTACAGATTATATTAACTCTGATATTATTATCAATGGAAAATCAATTGACCTTGATGGACTAAAGGAAGTACAGACCTTTGGTGAAATGATGGATAAGTTTCCTAACGCAATTATGGAACTTATGGACCATCAAGTTACAGGTTTTTTCCGTCTTCCAGCATTAAAGGTTGGCATTGACAAGGCATTTAGACAACTAAAGCCTTATGAAGAAATGCTAATAAAGCGTCACGAAAACGCAATGCTTGAAGCAGACCCATTTATGGATGCGGCTAAGGCTAAAAAGCGAGCAACACTGCTAGCAGAAAAACAAATATCTGAAATTGCAGTCAAACAGGCATCGAATGCTGTACTTGAGTTTGTTGATAACCCAAACATTCGTTCTTCTTTTGCTATTTCTATTCGTCACCTTGGGCGATTTATTAGAGCAACGGAAGATTTCCAGCGCCGTATGTTCCGCATGTATACAAGGCAACCATTGCGTGCTTTGTATCGTATGCGATTGCTGCACATGGGTCTAGAATCTGCTGGTTCTGTTTACACAGATGAAAAGGGAGATGAATACGTTATCTTCCCAACAGATACTGTTATTAATAATGCTATTAATCCAGTACTTTCTAAACTAACTGGCAATGAAAACCTAAGAATTCCTATTGGTACACAGTTTGCTACCAAGTGGAGACTGCTTAACCCATCTTTTGCTCCAGATGCTGGTGCTCCAGCACTTGCTGGACCACAAGGTGGTATTGCTGTTCTAACCACTAAGGCTTTCTTGCGTGAATTACCACTGGTTCCGTTTAGAGATAAGTTTTCTCCATACACAAACTGGGCTGCTGACCAACTAGACACCTTTGCTATGGGTCATATTGGTAGAAATACAGATTTAGGCGAAGCACTTAAGATTGCAGTGCCTATGTTTGCTACTGGTCTTTTTGCTGTTGGTCAAAGCCAAGAATCAAGCCGTGTTAAAACAAGTGCGGTAATGCAAGCAATGGCTTATCATCAGGCATTTGGCTATTCGCTTCCACAAAATGCTACAACCCAAGAAAGAAAAGAGTACATACGTGCTCTAAGAATAAGTGCTAATAGTATTATTGGTTCACAGTTTATTTTGGGTAATCTAAATCCTGCATATCCTTCACTTAAGGATAGTGCTGGACTACCAGACTTTATTAAGCAGACTGGTATTAGTAGTTTTAAGTCTTCATTCTGGGACATCTATGAGGGTATTTTGCAGAACTCTGGACCAGATGTAACAGACCCGTTTGGCTTAGCGGTTGCAACATTTACTGGAAAGAACCCTAAGAAGTTGGCTTACATTGTTCCACGCAACACAAAGTCAATGCAGGTCTTTATTAACAAGACAAACAATCTTAAGTCTTGGGTTCAAAAGAACCGCGACTTTGTAGATACTTATAAAGAAATTGGTTATATCTTTGCCCCAAAGGTTGGAGAATATAACCCAGATATCTATACATTTATGGAAGCAGAAGACCTTGTAAATGAAGTTGGTTTATTAGACTATCTAGAAAAGATTCAGACTGCTGCCGATAAGGAAGATTACTTTGCCTATGTTAAAAAGGAAAAGGAAGACCTTTCAAAGGTAGCAGACTATGGTGCACGTAAGGCTGTAATTGCTCAGGCAGAACGCAATAGGCAACTATTGATGTACTCAAACCCAGCACTAGAAGAAGCAATTAATAACCCAGATAATCGCGGTACATTAAAGAAGCAATTAAATGTTTTGGCAGATGCAGTTAATGCACCTAAGTCACCTATTGCTAAAGATACCCGTGCATCAATGCAGTTGGCTATTCAAAAGATTCGTTCATTTATTGACTTTAATGAGAACCCATTTGCAAAGAATGGCTACTTATATCAAGAACAAAAGGCAGCCTCTAAGGAAGAAATTGCACAAATCCTATTTGAACTATCACGTTCTAATATGGAAATCCGTGAAGCAAACCGTTTAATCTTTACACCAATCCTCAATTCATACGCCCGTAATGTCGTGGGCGCATCACCAGAAAGGTAAGATAGTGGCTCAACCTACATTTTCATCTGCTGATGCAGCCAGAAGTGCAGCCCAAAATGCAGAGAATGCCAGGGCATCTGCTTCTAAAAAAGCAAACGAATTAAAAAATCTTCTTAATGATAGGTTTGGCCCTAATGGTCAGTTAAAGGTAGGCTTTGACCCATACGGAAATCTACAACTTCAGCGAAACCTTTTTGATAATAATGGAAGACCTACTGGCGAGTTTGAAATAGTATATTTCTGGCCATCAAAAAATGTTGAGCAATCAGAAATCCTAAACGCTAGTGAGGTTGTTGCTCGCGTTAAAGGCGCGTATGGAAAGAACCAAGAGTCTCTACGCAAGATGCTTTATGAGCGTGGCTTTATGGGTGAAAAGGATTATGTAACCCGTTCAGAGTCAGCATTTAATGGCGCTATCTTAAAGTCAGCCAATGAGCACAGCGTTGAGAATGTTCAAAAGTTTACAGTTAATGGACAAACTACTTTTGATGATTATTCTCCATGGTTGTCTGGCAAATCTGCATACACTGGTGCTGGCAGAAACATAGACACTGAAAAGGTTGCAACATCACGTGGTGAAGCAAACCAAGACATTAATGAATTCTTTGTTGGCATGCTTGGTCGCGATGCTACTGAAGATGAAAAGAATAAGTACTTTAATGCTGTTCAGTTGGCGGAGAAAAACGCACAGCGTAAGTCTAAAGTTAGCGGTTCTACTGTAACAGTAACGGATACTCGCTTAACAGAAGAAGACTATGCCCGTATTAAAGCAAGCATTTTAAAGCCATCTGTTTTGGGAACTCCTTTAGAAAAAATTACAGAAGGTAATGGAAGTATTGCTCAGGCAGTTACAATTCTTAAGCAGTATGCATCAGACTTTGGTATCAACAGAACATCAAAAGAATTATTAGATGATGTTATGGAAGGCATGAAGGTTGGCGGAGCACTGACAGAGGGAAACCTTGACCAACAAAAGCAGCGTATCCGCACATTAGCAAAGGCTCGTTATACAAATATTTCTAGCCTTCTTGATGAAGGTGTAAAGGTATCTGACATTGCTAATCAGTTTGCTTACTATAAAGGTCAGGTTCTTGGTATTCCAGATAATGCAGTAAGTATTTTTGATGAAGATATTCAAATGGCATTAGACAATAAAGATGCTTCTGGTAAACCACAGAGTGGAGTTATGAGTTTGACTGACTATAAAAAGTTATTGCGAACAAATGCTAAGACTAAACCGCTATGGCTTAAGTCAGAAGAAGCCCGTGAAGAAGCAGCAGGTTATGCTTCTGAAATCCTACGCACGTTTGGACTAATGGCATAATGGCAAGAATAAATGAATCTTTTTTTAACTCTATACCCGTAGTAGATGAGCAAACTAAAAGGGCTGCTATGCGTGCTATTGCTTCTACTACTGCAACTCGGTCTGCTTCTCTTGCTGCAGAAGAAGCAGCAATGGCTGAGGAAAATAAGTACTACACAAAAGTACTGGCTAGTGGAAAAACTCAGGCACAAATTGATGCACTTCGTAATGCATGGGATACTACTAATTTAATTAATCAAACATCCCCAACTAATGTTGCAAGTATTGATAGAACTACTGGCAAAGTAACTACATCTGTAAGCCCTGAAAAAATGGCTAAACTAGAAACATCTATAAATGAGCAAAAGTATACAGTCGTTAATGGTGTACTTTTATTTAATGGCCAACCATTTACTGGAACATACAATGGTAATAAATATGTAAATGGAAAACAAATTACCGAAGAAGATGATAATGCAAGTACTCCCATAACACTGATTTCTACTGAAACAGATGAGTATGGTAATGTTATTGGATTTTATTCTGACGGTAGTCAAAAGATGCTTGTCAAGTCTGGCAATAAGTACAAGTCAACAGTAGATGTAGATGCATATACATTACTTGAAAATACATTTAGAGATTATGGACTAGAAGAACTAGTACCAGAAATCAAAAAGTTTATGGAAGCAGGACTTGGCAAAAACCAAGCCGCAGTAGAACTACGTAAAACTACTGCTTATATTAATCGTTTCCGTGGCAATGAGATTCGCCGTGCTGCTGGACTTAACGTAATAGATGAATCAACATACCTAGAACTAGAAAACTCTTACAATGAAACACTCCGTGCTTATGGTTTGCAAGGCTACTTTGGTGTTGACCGCAAAGTATCTCAGGCTAAGATGGCTGATATTATTGGTAACGATATCTCTGCTACAGAGTTTAAGGACAGAATTGACACGGTAGTAACTCGAGTTAATAACTCTGACCCTACTATTAAGAATACACTTAAGAGATTCTATAATATTACAGATGACGATTTAGTTAAGTACTTTCTTAATCCTAAAGAAAATCTACCTAAGTTGCAGGAAAAGGTTTTATCTGCCGAGATTGGTTCTGAAGCAATTAAGCAGAACCTATTAACAGATGCAGCAAGTGCTACGGCCCTTGCTCAGTTGGGAATAACTAAAGAAGAAGCCCGTAAGGGTTATGAAGGTATTGCCGCTGCTTTGCCAACTGCTACAAAACTTGGCCAGATTTATGATGAAGAAGGTATTACCTATACACAAAAAACAGCAGAAGAAGAAGTCTTCGGACAACTTGAATCTGCAAAGCGCAAGCGATTAAGACTAGCCGAAAAAGAAGTAGGCTCCTTTGGTGGTGCATCAGGCTTAAGCCGTGGTGCGCTAGGTCGCGGTAACTCCAGCGCATTTTAAGTTCCCTAGACGGACCAACCAGCCCCGTCAGGTGTAAAAGTCTGGGAGCAGAAGCCAGTTAAATATCCCCTTATCTAATTGAGGTCTGCGACAACTACTAATGAAGGGTGATGTTGCATGAGCAACGAACAATACTGGGAAGACGATAACGATAATCTGCAGAACGAACGTTCTCAATTCTCGAATGGCGATGATGGTATCGCTAACCTACGCAAAGCCAAACGAGCAGATGAAAAGCGCATTAAGGAACTAGAGGAACAACTAGCGAAATTTTCTAGGGAATCTAATGAGCGAACCGTTAAAGAAATCCTCGAATCAAAGGGAGTAAATGTTAAGGCTGCCCGCCTTGTCCTTAAGGACTTAGACACTATCAACGCAGACGCAGTTTCAAACTGGCTCGTTGAGAATGGTGACTTAATTGGGTACACGCCAAATCAAGAAAAGCCAGTTGATACAGAAAACATACGTGCTTTACAGCAACAGGATTCTGTAACTCAAACGGCTGACACTCCCGCTTATTCAGAAGACATTGCGCGATTAATTGCAAATGCCTCATCTGAGGAAGAAATTATATCCATTCTCAGCGGTCGATAAAAACCGCACACTAATTAGAAAGGGGATATCGGCAAATGCCTGATGTCTTTTCAACTTCAACCTCTGGGTTAGGTTCCAATCTAGTAACCATGGCATACGATAAGTTGATTGAAATCAACCTACGTTCAGTGCCACAGTTCCGCGCAATCGCGGACAAGAAGGTCGGAAACCCAACTCACGATGGTTCTTCAATTCGTTTCCAATTCCACAACGATATTGCTGATACTACAATTGCAGGAGCAACACTCGATGAGACTGTTGACCCAGATGCAGTAGCACTACCAGCAACTACAACACTAGATGTCGCACAGACAGAACTAGGTCGCGTTGTACTTCCAACACGCAAGTTGTCACTTTTGTCACTTGCTGATGTAGACCCATGGATTGCTAACGCAGTTTCATACAACATGGCAGTAACACTAGACAACGGTATCGCCGCTGTTCTTGATGCAGGCTCAAACGTTATCCGTGAGGCTGGCGGAGCACTATCAACATCTGCTGCTCGTACATCTGTTGCTTCAACAGATACATTCAAGGGCCGTGACGTACGCTACGCTGTAACAAAGTTACGCGCTGCTAACGTTGTAACTCGTGGCGGAATGTATGTTTCATACATTCACCCAGAAGTTTCACACGACCTACGCACAGAGACAGGTAACAACATCTGGCGTACACCACACGAGTACCAGAATGTTGGTCCTCTACTTGCTGGTGAACTTGGTGCATGGGAAGGTGTTCGCTTCATTGAGACACCTCGCATGACACAGAACATGGGTGGAGCAGACCAGACAGCACTTGCTACTGCACCTGCAGTAAGCGGTGTATCTGGCGCATTCACAATCGTAGTAGCAAACGGCGCATTCGGTGGCCTCGCTGAGGTTGGAGATAAAATCTCTGGCACTAACGTTGGTACAGGTGCAAAGATTACTGCTATCTCAGTTGGTGCAACAAACACAACACTTACAGTGTCTGTCGCTAACTCAGGAACTGTTGGAACAAACACACTAACAGTTACTCCAGTAACACGCGTTTACAACACTTACGTACTAGGACAGCAAGCACTTGCTGAAGCAGTATGGAAGGAACCAGGTATTGAATTTGGTAACGTTGTAGACAAGTTGAACCGTTTCCGCCCAGTCGGCTGGCACGGAATTATCAACTGGTCTATCTACCGTCCAGAGGCTCTATACCGCATTGAAACAGCATCGTCTGTTCGCGTCTAATAAGTAATTAGATGGGTGGGGCAGGGGGCAACCCCTGCTCTATCCATAAAACGGCTTAGGAGGCTATATGGCATACAGATTCACAACACCTACAGTAAGCGAAGGT